CAGTACCAGTATTTCTAAAATCGGTATGAAATGCCACGGTAATTTGTACCGCCTTGGCGCTTTTTATAATTGGTCGTATGTCCTTAAAGGCTTTGAAATTGCCTCTGCTGCCGTAAAAGCTAAAAGCTCCACGGATATTAAAATTTATATACTGCCCAACGCCATTCTGTACGGCATCTAAATATCCGGTATCCCCCTGCCAAACTACGCCAGCAAGAGAACCGTAGAAGGGTAAGCCATTGTGTAGGCAACTGCTAATTGCGTGGCTATCGTCATACAATTCAAATTTTGTCCAAGTCCCTTTATCGAGATTATAAACTAGAAAAAACTGCTCATTGGCATTGATAGGCACGTTGACATAGATTCGCCTCCCCTCTGGCCAAAAGAATCCATTCCACATGCTGCTAAATGGCGTAACTTTGGCGTATTGAGAAATAAGGGGATTTATCTTTTCGCTAACTGCATTTTGAGCAACCTGCACACTGGATTGCATCAAAGCACTTAACGACACTATGCCCTGAACGGTTAATATCCAGGTATCCGCATTGGATTTTATGATGGCTTTATAACCTAATGGCTTACCAATATAATCCGAGCGAACAATAGTCCAATCAGAAGCAGCGCCAGCATAAGAGCCTTGATAGAAAAGAATCTCGCCTTCGCTCGATAATGCCCAAAAATAATCCTGGGTAGAGTAATTATTAGTGTTACTATGACTGCCAACGGCAACCAGAAATCCACCGCGTTTAAATACATAACTAAAATCAAATGAGGTTAAAGCTGGTGTGCCAGCAGTTCCAGTAATTCTAAAGCCACCATACCACATGCGGGTACTATTCTTTTCAACGTAATATAGACGCTCTCGGTAGGCTGTGACGTTTACAAGGTTGGCTAGACTAACGCCGGTAAATGTAACATCTGCAGTTGGCGTAGCGGGTGTGCCGCTGTAGACCTGTGCATTGTTGGAGTTATTACAGAGATAAAGCCTATTGTCATAAATAACAGTCTGCCATTCACCGTTAGTATAGTTACCAGCTTTACTAATATCGGTGACTACTTTTGCTGAAGAAATGCTATATAGCTTTGTATCGGTGGCAACTATTAATTGAGCGCCACCGCTTGCATTAGGCAGCGAGGTGATTGTCCTTATGGGGCCATTTATGGTTGCGCCCGTAGTGACGTATCTCTCATAACCTTTTCGCAATTCAGGTGCGCCAGGGCCAGGGTACACGTTCACCAAATCCAGGGCATCCTCTGGTGACATATTATCAATCGGGCTAACCAGATTGAGTCCACCACTTGGCGGCGGCATTGTAATGCCTTGTACGGCCATTATTTACCCTTCTTATAAGCTCTCTCTAATGCCTGCCTCATACTGCTTCCCTGCTGCAATCGCCCTGTATCAGTACGATATAAACCAGGTGATACACGCAAAACTTCGCCTTTCTTCGGCCTAACCAAACTCTGTGGATTTACCTGCGGCGCTAATTGGCCACCAGCAAAGCTACTTTTACCTAAAACAGAATTGTAGTTAGCCATTAAATCCTGTTCATTTTTGGCGTTGCTGGTAATTGCGTTTACTAACATTCCTGTAAACTGCTCCGGTGCTACACCTTTAATGCCGCCGTAACGCTCCATAACTTTAGCATTTACTAGGTCGACGGCTTTCTTAGCCAATGGATTTGAGAAGTCTACGTCCCATACCCTGCGAGTAGTCTTTTTATCAATGTTTTCGCCGACGTTTTGTAGTTTTGTTTTGCCGTCTAAGCCAATATTGTATTTAGTTCCATCGGCAAGAGTTACATTCCAATCTTTATCTGCAATATTTTCGTTTCTTAGATCTTTACGGAACATGTCACGCATCTCTTGTGCGTCGGATTTCCCGCCGGTTATCATGCGGCCTAAACTTCTTTTACCCATCATTTTTAGGAAGATGTTAGTGCCCCCAAAGGGCAAATTGGCCCAGTCTTCTTTTTTTGCTTTTCCTTTTAAAATTTGCTTCCCACCTCTTTCATAGGTGCTTTGTGCGATGGCAGCAGCCACGGCAAGAGGCAAAATAGGGGTTGCACTCAATGCGCTCGCCCCTCCAGTTCCAGCACTTCCAGCACCAGCCGCACCGCTCCCACCTCCGAATAAACTCCCAATAGAACTTAAAAATCCTCCGCTCGTACCAGCAGTACCGGCAGTACCAGCAGTACCAGCTGCGCCTGCGGCCCCTGCTCCACCTGCTCCGGCAGCCCCAGCACTTCCAGCGGCTGCACTGCCACCTCCAAAAAGGCTTCCTACCTGACTAGCGCCGTACATTCCAGCCAGGCTACCAACTGTTTGCGCTATGCCACTTTTTTGCTCTTGTGCAGCTTTTTCTTTTTGTAACTCTTGCTGTGTCTTAGGCGGGCCGAACTTCTCGAAAGTCATCTGCATAGCTTGTTGCATTGGCACTCGCTGTTGATAAACGAGATTAAGGAAATATGCCTTACGATCCCTTTCAATAAAATCTTGATAAGGATTTACTGGTGGTGTTGGTGCTGCCATTAGATCCAAGTCCCAAATACTGCTACGCCATTACGAGCAAAAATTGCTGCCTCTTGTACGCTGCCAGCATAAAGATTTTTGCCAGCAAAAGTACGCCCATATTCTTCGGTTAGTTGTAAATCAAACTTTCTTTCTACGGTCTCTAAGCCATGAATAGAGGCAAATCGCTCTAAAACGCCTTGCTCCACCAGCTTCTCGTTAAAAATACTTACGTCTGTATCAGCTAAAAACTCTTGATAGGGGCCATCATAATACGTCCAAGTAATGCCACCATCACTTGCCGAGCCGCTGCTGTGTGTTGGTGCTGTTGCGCCAGATGTCCCGCCTGCTGTGGTGACGTAATATTTACCGTTATTAAAGCAATAAGCACCTGCCGCAAAAACCGTATTAGTGACCCAATTACGCGGCTTCACAGCTCGATCAGCTACATACTCAAATACTAAGGTATCACCGTTATATTGCGCCCCGGGAGTCGGCCAAATCAGCAATTCTGTATTGGTTAGTCCCCGTATTTGAAACCTCTGATAGACAGATGTATTGAGGCCATACCCAACAGCATCAGCGTATTCTCTTTCAGTCATCGGGCCTAGCACACGCCAGCGGGTAGACTGATTCCAAAAAGATTCATATTGTAGGTGGGAAAAAGCTGCTGGAAGGGCATAGGTGGCTTGCCCTCCCACCAGCGTTATTGAGCCGGATGCGTAACATTTCGGCCAAGGAAATGCTTCAAATATGTCACGATTGATACGATTAGCCATAGCCAATAACTGTTTAGCAGTAGTCTCCTGGCTACCTACTATTGGCGTTTCAACGCTGTAACCAGCTTCGTTGGCAACATTTGTAACAATCGTGGCTAATGTCATGTTTTCCTTGGTCGCCCCCTACGTTTTACCTCAGAAGATTCGTCTCCCTCCATTAAATCCTCTTCCGATTCAATAGACTGGATCACCTCCTTTCTCTCGCCTCTAAGGTCTGTGCCCTCATTGGCTTCAACGCGTTGCATAAATAACTCTAGCTTTTCAGCTAAAGCTGCTTGCTTCTTCTCTGCTATCTCTAGCAGATTCTTCAGCTTTACAACCTCGTTGCGGTCACTATGCGCCGCATCTAGCCAATCTTGAGCTAGCTTCACAAAGCGGCTCAATGGCCCTAACTTCTTTTTAACATCGTCCGTTGCAGCGGCTAACTGTTCAACGGTTCTAAACCCAAGGTACTGCAATTCTCTCATCGCAGAACCCCCGATTTGTGGAAACTCGCTTAATGGAGTCCCCTCGCTAGGAGTCTCCCTAGCCTCTTTGAATGCCCTGTATTTCTCAGGGTATTCTTGCTCATCTCTTGGCTCAATACGCCTGACAGTCTCATCCTGCCCCGGCCATTGGATACTTATAGAAGGTATCTCATCAAATATCGCTCGTCCTTCTGCCAAGCTCTTTTCTTTGTTTTCGTTGTACGCATAAAAGAAACGTACATTTGGCTGTGGCTTTCTTGAGCCACTTCCACCATTTATGATTGAATCCCAATCTATCTTCGCCATATATATCTCCTAAGTAGGCATTAAACTGCCTTCTAGGGTATATCAGCCCTCTATAACTACCAAGGTATTAATTGCGCCACCGCTTGTCTGGTATGCCGTGATAGCTCCGGCAGGGATAAAGCCTGCATCGAAACGCACGACGTTACTACCAGCCGTTGAAGGAAGCACATAACATTTATTAGTAGACGTTGGCACAATTCCAGTTAAGGCTGCGCCCTCAAAATTTAGTGCTATGTTTGCTGCTGAATTGTTCTGAATCATTAAGAAATTGCGGAAAGGTTTAGCAGCAACAATAGTCGTAGATGCACCACTGTTTATTGTGGGAGTAGTTGTGGTGGTATTGCCTGAATGATATGTCATAAATCACCATGTAAAATGGGGGGATTGCTCCCCCCAAGTGGTTATAGAGCCTTAGTAAACTTTAGGTAGTAGAAAGATGTTCCGTTAGATACAACTACAAAGCAGTTAGTATCAGCATCAGCATCTTTAACAATTCCTACGAAACCTGTTCCTACTGTAGCTGGCGCACCAAAAGAGGTGGTTAGCTCGGCAGCAGTTGGGGTTGTGTCGTTTACGTTGTTTATTGCCATTTTCGTACGGATACCACCAGCAGTAGCAACAACAGCGTTGGTGCTTGTCACTGTGGCAAAAGTACCATTGGCAATCTCAGCAGCCTGCTCTGGAGGCGTACCGAGTCCAATAAGATTAGTTACGCTAGGCATGTGTTTCTCCTAAAAAGGGGGGATTTCTCCCCCCTCTAAGTTAGTTGACAGTTAGGTATCCAGTTGATTTCAGCTCAACAGTTCCAGCACCAACAACAGTGGTTAATCCCACTACGTTAGCAATCTTAGTTGTTGAAGCATCGTCAGCCACTCCTGCTGTAGCAGTTGTATTTAGGTTAGAATCAGCAGCGTATGAAGCTGCTACCTTACCTTTAATACCTGTACCAACACCGCCGCCGCCTAGTCCACCTACCCATACCCATAGGTACTCGTTATCAGCAGCAGCTACCTGAGCAACTCCTACCTGCAAATTATTGCTACCTGCATTAGTAGTCGTTAGCTCCGCAGCCTGTCCATCATCACTGATTTTAACAAAAGCATACTGGGCGATTGTTCCATCTGCCTGTACGAAAAGGAACTGACCATCTGGGCAGCTTCCAGTGTCACCAATTTTAGCTGGCAAACTTGGAACTACCGTACTATCGTAAGTCCTTTTGTAATTTACACCAAAAGATCCGCTTCCTGACATTTTATCCTCCTATTATGAATTAAGCGTATATAACAGCCTG